TGAATAATGATGGATATAATTATACAAGTACACCAAATGTTGCAATTTCAACTGCTCCATTTGTTGCAGGTAATGTAAATGCGACTGCTGTTGCGATCACAACTACAAGATCTGGTATATTCTCAATTGATCGAATATTACTTACTAATGCAGGTGCTGGTTATATAACACCACCAGTAGTCACAATTACAGGAGGAGGTGGTGTAGGTGCTGCTGCAACTGCTGCTGTAGAGCAATCCAACTTTGGTATTGTTGACTTTACAATCACTAACAACGGTGTTGGTTATGCTGCGAAACCTATCGTAACAATTACAGGAATTAGCACATCACCAGCTGCTGCAGAAGTAAATCTATTAGCAGACAATACAATATCTGATATTCTTCTTAAAAATGCAGGTATTGGATATACTGTTGCTCCAACCATAACGATTGCGAATCCATCACTTATTAGTGGTGTTGGTAATTTTGAAAGAGGAGAGGTTATTAGAGGCATGTCTTCTGGTATTGAAGCAAGAGTTAAAGAATGGGATACTGATACTAAAATTCTTAAAATATCAAATGTTGGCATTGGATCAACACAAAAAGCATTTATTCCTGGCGAAACTATTCAAGCAACTGAATCCACACACTTTATTGTTGGTTTGACTACTGTTGCAACAATTGGTGTTACAACTACATTAATTACAGGTATTAACACATCTGGTATTAGTTTAAATCAAGAGTTAAATACTCTAGAATTTGGTCAACTATCTGTCATAGGAACTGGAGCAACTGTTACAAATATTGGTGCAGGTCAAATTAACATAAGTAAATTATCGTTAAATACTACTGGTGTCACAACTGTAGTTTCATTTGGATCTTCCGTGATGACAAATTATTCACTTGATTTCTTCGATGAAGATAACCAAGACACAACCTTTGAGTCAAACGAAGTTATTGAATCTGAAGCAGACGATATACTTGATTTTTCAGAAGGTAATCCATTCGGTACATTCTAATGTTAGGGACTTATTACTACCACGAAATACTCAGAAAAACCATAATTTCTTTTGGTACGATCTTCAATGATATTCATATTCGTCATCGAGATGGTTCAGGTCAAGAAACAAGTGATTTAAGAGTGCCACTTGCATATGGACCTATGCAAAAATTCTTAGCAAGATTAGAGCAACAAGCAGATTTAAATCGTGCAACTCAAATTACACTTCCAAGAATGTCATTTGAAACTACTAATATTGCATATGATGCGACAAGAAAATCTGGAATAACACAAACATTTAAAGCAACTGATGGAAATAAACTTAGAAAAGTATTCATGCCTGTTCCATATAATATTGGATTTGAATTAAATATTCTTGTGAAGTTAAATGATGATGCATTACAGATTGTAGAACAAATATTACCTTATTTTCAACCATCATTTAATGTTACTGTAGATCTTGTAAAGGTAATTGGAGAGAAAAGAGATATTCCAATCGTATTGGATAATATATCATTTCAGGATGATTATGAAGGAGATTTTGCAACTAGAAGGGCATTAATATACACTTTAAACTTTACTGCTAAGACATATCTCTTTGGTCCTGTATCTGATTCTAGTGAAGGTCTTATCAAGAAAGTTCAGGTTGATTATCATGCTTCTGTTGATACTGAGAATGCAAGAAGAGAGTTGAGGTATACTGCAACTCCACAGGCACTTCAAGATTATGATAACGATAATACAGCAGAGTTAAAGACAGATTTAAGTAAAACTAAAACAAGATTTAATATCACTTCAACTGCTGCCTTATCAGTTGGTATGAGAATTATTATAGATAAAGAAATCATGAAGATCAAAGAAATCGTTGATGCAAATACAATTACAGTGTTCAGGGGATACCAAAGCACTGCATCAACACACGTTGCACCAGCATCAATTGACGTACTAACTGCTGCTGACGATTTACTTGTTGAACCTGATGATGATTTTGGATTTAATGGCAATCTTGAAGTATTCAATGATTCTAGATCATTTAGTCCAACACAACAAAAAGATATCTAATGAATACCATGACTAACTATGATTCGATTGATGATGCTTTGAATACAACTAGTGCGATTGATATTAAACCAGTCAGTACACCTAAGAAAGTGAAAAAAACTGAAACTGATGATGTTAAAAAAGATTATGATTATACCCGTGCTAATCTATATTCATTAATCGAAAAGGGTCAGGAATCATTAAATGGTGTATTAGAAGTTGCAGGTGAAACTGCAAGTCCAAGAGCATATGAAGTTGCTGGACAGATTATAAAATCAGTTGCAGACACGACTGATAAATTGATGGAACTTCAAAAGAAAGTTAAAGATGTAGATGAAGATAAGAAACAATCACCAAATACAGTTACTAATAATGCTTTGTTTGTTGGTTCAACATCTGAACTATCAAAAATGTTAAAGCAAGGAATACTAAATAATAAAGAGGATTCTTAATTCTAATGAGTAATTCAGTTACTATTGAAGATTCAAATGGAGAAACTTTTGCAGAGTTTATCGATGTTATCGGTGTGTCTGAAGTTAAAAAAGCATTTCAGCAATCTGTAAAAGAAGGTTCACTTCATAAGTGGTTCAAAGGTTCAAAATCTAAAGATGGCAAACCTGGTTGGGTCAATGTTGTCACTGGAGGAACTTGTGCGAGTGACAAACCTGGTGAGGGTACACCTAAATGTGTATCATCTTCAAAACGTGCTAGTATGAGTAAGTCAGAAAGACTCTCTGCCTCAAGAAGAAAAAAGAAAGCAGATCCTGGTCAACAAGCAAAATCTGGTGCTGCAAAACCAACATACGTTTCAACTGATAAAAAGAAGAAAATGAGTGAAGAAATGAAAAGAGATGAATATGGTGATCCAATAGGAGGACCAAAGATTTCTAAGAAACAACTTAAAAAAAATCTTACATCAAATACACCTGACGAGCAACATACAACTACAACAAGTGAAGGGTATATTGATCTACCATTATTAGTAGAGATTCCAAAGAGTGATGCATTGTTTAGATTAGGACTTATGTTCCGTGAAAGTTTAGATATTGATAAAGGAATGCTTTTTATATTTGAAGAAGTTGGACATCATTCTTTCCATATGAAAAATACCCGTATTCCTCTTGATATTGCTTTTGTGAAAGAAAATGGAACTATCGAAAGTATTAAAGAGTTAAAACCATATAGTAGTTTACCAGTATATTCAGACGGTAAAGTATTATTTGCAATCGAAGCAAATCGTGGTTGGTTTACAGAGAATAATGTAGAAGTAGGAGATGAGATAGTTTTAGGAGAAGCAAAAGATAAGAAAGGTAAGGGTAGTGGTACAAAAGATGCTTGCTATCATAAGGTTAAATCAAGATACTCTGTGTGGCCAAGTGCTTATGCATCAGGTGCATTAGTTAAGTGTCGTAAAGTTGGTGCTGCAAACTGGGGTAATAAATCAGAGTCAGTTGAAATGAAAAATTATCTTGATAAGAAAGCAAAGATGCTGACTAAGAAAAGAGATGCACAATCTGACGCTGCTAAAAACAATCCTCATTTTGATAGCACACAACCTTCACCATCAGGTAGAAATAAGTATGAAGAAGTTGAATTAGATGAAAAGTGTTGGAAAGGTTATGAAAAGAAAGGTATGAAAACTATGTTTGGGAAGAGATATCCAAACTGCGTGAAGAAAGAAGAGTTTTCAGATTGGAGAGATGAACTGGGTTATGAGGATAAGGACGACTCAAAAAAGTTGCAAGAAGATGATATGAAGGGTATGAGTGTCAAGTCAGGACACAAAAGACCCACAAAATCAGGTGCTGGAATGACACAAAAAGGTGTTGAAGCATATCGTCGTAGAAATCCAGGTTCAAAATTAAAAACTGCTGTTACAACAAAACCATCTAAATTAAAGAAAGGAAGTAAAGCAGCAAATCGTAGAAAGAGTTATTGTGCAAGAAGTGCAGGTCAAATGAAGAAGTTTCCAAAAGCAGCAAAAGATCCAGATAGTAGATTAAGACAAGCACGTAGACGTTGGAACTGCTGATAAGTTATGAATGATAATGTATACCTTGGTAATCCAAATTTAAAAAAAGCAAATACTCCTCATGAATTTACAGAGGAGCAGGTCATTGAATTTGTTAAATGCAAGCAAGACCCAGTTTATTTTGCAAAAAAATATATCAAGATTGTTTCTCTTGATGAAGGATTAACTCAGTTTCATCCTTATGATTTTCAGGAGAAGTTAATCAAAAACTTTCACGAAAACCGTTTCAATATATGTAAGATGCCTCGGCAGACAGGTAAATCTACTACATCTGTATCATATCTTTTACATTATGCTGTTTTCAACGATAGTACAAACATTGGTATTCTTGCAAACAAAGCAGCAACTGCTAGAGATTTATTAGGCAGATTACAGACTGCATATGAGAATTTACCTAAATGGATGCAACAAGGTATTATATCTTGGAATAAAGGATCATTGGAGTTAGAAAATGGATCTAAAATACTGGCGGCATCTACCTCTGCATCTGCAGTTAGAGGTATGTCTTTCAACATTCTTTTTCTGGACGAGTTTGCCTTTGTTCCTAACCATATTGCTGAGTCATTCTTTGCCTCAGTATATCCTACTATCACTTCTGGTAAAAACACCAAAGTCATAATGGTTTCTACTCCTCACGGAATGAACCATTTTTATAGGTATTGGCATGATGCAGAAAGAGGAAAGAACGAATATATTCCAACAGATGTTCACTGGTCTGAAGTGCCAGGCAGAGATGATGTATGGAAAGAGCAAACAATAGCAAATACATCAGAGCAACAATTCAAAGTTGAGTTTGAATGTGAGTTCTTAGGATCTATTAATACTTTGATAGCACCTTCCATATTAAGAAATATGGTATATGATACTCCAATAACTAAGAATGCTGGATTAGATATCTACGAAAAACCAGAAAAAGATCATAATTATATTATTACTGTGGATGTAGCAAGAGGACTTGGTAATGATTACTCTGCATTCATAGTATTTGATGTAACACAGTTTCCATACAAAGTAGTCGCAAAGTATCGAAATAACGAAATCAAACCAATGTTATTTCCAAATGTAATACTTGATGTAGCAAAAGGATATAATAATTCTTACATATTAGTTGAAGTAAATGATATAGGAGACCAAGTTGCCAGCATACTTCAATATGATTTAGAGTATGAAAACATACTTATGGCGTCGATGAGAGGTCGAAATGGTCAGATAGTTGGTCAAGGGTTTTCAGGAAAGAAGACACAATTAGGTGTCAGAACCACTGCATCAGTTAAAAAATTAGGTTGTAGTAACCTGAAAACACTGATTGAAGATCATAAACTAATCACATGTGACTATGAAATCATATCAGAATTGACTACATTTGCACAAAAACATAACTCATTTGAGGCAGAAGAAGGGTGTAATGACGACTTGGCTATGTGTTTAGTCATATTTGCATGGTTAGTTCAGCAAGAATATTTCAAGGAAATGACTGATAATGATATTAGAAAGAGAATATATGAGGAACAAAAGAATCAAATTGAACAGGACATGGCACCATTTGGATTTATTGAGACAGGTTTAGAGGATAGTCAGTTTGTTGACAAAGATGGAGATGTATGGCATACTGATGAATACGGAGACCGTTCTTATATGTGGGATTACAGATGATTTCAGCTTTACTTTTCAGTTCTAGTTTTTTAAATTTTGCATTCTACATCTATGCAATAGGGTTTGTCATTGCTTTGATATTGGAACAAATTGTAAAACAATCTGATAATCAAAGAAATATCTTTATTGTTGAAACAAATCGAAAATATTTGTGGAGACAAACTTGGGTGATCAATATTAATTGGTTTGTGTGCAATTTAGGACTATATTTCATATCAAGAAACATGCAACCTATAGGTGATACTTTCTGGGATGGTGCTTTTTAGTGCATGTAGGCTACATGAAAAAGGATATTTTAATAAATAATTTCAGAAATAATCTGAGATTCGGAGAACAAAGATGCCACTAAATTTAGCATCTCCTGGAATTGTAGTTAGAGAAGTTGACTTAACCGTTGGTCGTGTAGACACAGCATCGGATAAAGTTGGTGCTCTTGTTGGTCCATTTGCCAAAGGAGCAGTTGACCTTCCAATTTTAGTAGAGACAGAGCAAGATTTATTAGATGCTTTTGGAAAACCATACTCTGCTGATAAGCACTATGAGTATTGGATGGTTGCTTCATCATACCTTGCCTATGGTGGACCATTAAGAGTTGTTAGAGCAGACGATGATGACTTAAAGAATGCTTTTTCGGGAACAGCAGGAAGCATAAAGATAAAAAGCACAGAACATTATAACGATTTGGGATATGATGGATCAACAATTACTGGAGTAACTGTTGCTGCAAGAAATCCTGGTTCATGGGCAAATGATTTAAAAGTTGCCATAATTGATGATTTAGCAGATCAAATATTAACTTTTAGTGCATTACCAACAAATATACAAGTTGGTTATGGTATAAC